TTGTGCTTCTTCAGGTGTAACTTGTTGCATTTGCATTTGTACTTGTGCAATTTGTTCTTGCATTTCAGGTGGCATTTGTTGTTCAGCTATTTGTGATGCAAAGAACTGTAAATGTTGCATGACATGACTAATAATTAACGACTGTAACTGTGGATTATCTTTAACAACTTGTGTTAAAAACAAACTTTGGTGTGCTTGTACATGAGCTTCATGATTTTGTTCTGCAAAGGCTTGTGCAGGCTGACCTAATAATAAACCACTGTTTTCTATACCTGCATCTAATGGTTTGGGTGTGTTATCAGCAGGTGGTTGTAATAAAGAATCTACATTATCTACACCTAAAGCACTGTACATCCTGTAATAGGCTTCGTATATGCCTGTAGGACCATGTATTTCAGGGTTTGATTGAACCATTTGCAATAATTCTTGAGCCATAGTAATTCTTTGGCTTTGTGAGAATATGTTTGGATCAGAAACAGGTACTATGTCAATGCGATCATCAAAATCACTAATCTTTATTTCTCTTGCTCCTGAGCCAGTGTCGTATGGATATTCAGGTGGTAAATAATCTGCAAAAACTTTAGCTAATAAATTAAATTCTAGTCTTTGTGAGTAATGTAAGCGTTTGTGAATTGCACTCATGACCTTGGTGCCACGCTCTAATAAAGCTACTGTGGTTCCAACTGGCATGGCTTGGTTCATATCACCTACATTCATATCACCAATAGATGCAAAGCGTTTGCCTGAGTCTACCAATAAACCAAGTAATTGCATTAATACATTGCTTGGTTCTTTAATAGGTAAAGGAATTAAGTTTTCTCGCAAAGAACCACCAGTGGTATCAATGTCTCTAAATTCACCCGGTTGTAATGGATCAGCTTCGTCACGAATACGCATACCTCTAGCTTTAAATCCTGCAGGCAAATTAGCTAATGTTCCTGCATCAATAAGTTGTCTAAGAATAGATGTGGTAGCTTTGGATATACCACCAATCATGTGTGATAGACCTAACCCATAGAAACCAAGACCGGGCAAGAACTTATACTGTACAAAGTAATTTATTTTGTTTTTTGTTGGGTCATTTGGATTGTAGTTTCTTCTTATTGCTAATATTTGGTTAGATTGTTCGTCTATCGTAACGATATAAGGCAGTTTTAATCCTGTTGGCTCACCCATATCATCTACATCTTCAAATCCTTCTAAATCAAGAATAGTGTGTACTTCGTAAATAGTTCTGTTTCGATCTTCTGTGTAACTTGGTTTAGTGCCCTCTATTTCATCTATCTCACTGGTTATTTCATCACGACTTTCATAAGACTCTTCAGGTATATCTACATCTATGTAAAAACCTGATAGTTGTTGTTTTTTAATCTCATTACGAGACATAGTAATAGCATGGGTAATTCTTTCTGCTGATGACATATCAGGTGCTTCATATGGCACAATTAAATCTTCAGGTGGAATAAACTTAGAAACAGCCCTTTGTAATACAAAATCAAAGTAAATTTTCTTAAAACAAGAGCCTGCAAGTGGTAAGTAAAACAATAACTGATCTAATTCAGGATCATAGTCTTCCATTACATTCATGATGTAATAGTTCATAAACTCTTGTACTCTTTCTGCTTGTGACTCTGTTTGTACAGTTCTTGCACCTAGTATTTGTGTCTTAACTGGTCCTTTAGCAGGTAATAACTCTTTATAAGCCTGTGCTTGGAACTGAGTTGTTGCTTCTGCTAATATTGGGTGAATAACACCACTTGAGCCTTGGAATGGTTGAGAACGACTATCATCAAACTTCATCCCTAAGTATTTAAGACCATCTGTGTAAGTTTTTTCCCACTCACTTCTTGATTCAAGGTCGCCATGAATAGAATCAATAAGATTGGATGCTAACTTAGATAGTTCATTTTCATCTACAAACTCAGCCAAATTATCAAAAAAATCTTCTGTTTCGTTTTCCATGTTTGCAAGTTCAGCCGCTATTTGTTCGTCTAGCAAAACTTCATCATCCATAACCAAAATGTTATCTGATTCGCTAATAGCTTCTGATCTGCTTTGTTCAGGGATAATTTCTACAGCACTGCCTGATTCTATGATGTCAGGATTATTTTCTGTACCTAATACTCTTTCAACTGCCATAATAACCTTAGTGTAGCACTCTTTTTTCGTTTAATTTTTCTAATAACTCTTCGCTGTGTATTTCTTGTAATTCACCATCAATTTTTAAACCTTGATACTCAGCAACAGCTTCAGCTATTTCCCAGTTTTTAGCAAATATGTTTGGTCCTGCATATTCTATGCCATCATGAATAAAGGATGTTAAAAAAATTTTCATTGTTTAATAATACACTGTTCTGTCTTTTCTTAATAATTTTACTTCATCTTGGTAATCTTCGTGCAATGACAAAAAACCACCTTGTCTGAAACGCATTAAAGCCATAGTTGCACTATCGCAATAGTCATCATTATCACCATAAGGGAAACTAGCCATTTCTTCAATAACTTCGTCTGCAAAACTTTCATCAGGTGCCCAAACCATGCCTGATTCAAAAATAGGTGCAACACTGTTCATTCTAGCAACTTTATCTTGACCTCTACTAGGTGTGTAGGCAGTGACAGGTATTCCCATTCGTCTTAGTTCTTGTGTCAAAGGTGTGCCTGATGCTTTGGCTTCGATTAAAACACAATCAGGTTCCCAGTATTTATATTCATCCCAAGCCAGTCTTTTTAGTTCAGGAAAGTCCACACGCATCCTTTTGGCATCTAACAAAATTAAACAAGGCGTTTCATTGGTTTCATGTTCAAAAACAGCCCATGTAGTTATTGCAGAATAGTCAGCAGTTTCTTTTTTAGAAAAAGCTGTATCGTAACTTTGTATAACATAATCATAGGATGGTACCTGTTCACCATGCCATTTCTCCCACCATTCTCTTTTAACAATAGAACCTTCTTCTGCAGTAGGATTTTGCATCCACTGTGCGTTCCATTTTGCTATAGGTAATGATGCTTTGACTCCTAATAATTCTTCTTTTTTCCAAAACTCACCCCACAAAGGCTTGTCTGTTTTTGGCATAATTGCAGGAAACTCAACGATTTCCCATTGGTCAGCATTGTCATCACCTTGTTTTTTAAGCACTCTACCAACCAAGTCTTTTGTGCTCCATCGAGTCATAACAATCACAATAGTTCCACCGGGCTGTAATCTCTGTCTAGGTCCTGATGTATACCATTCGTAAGCAGAGTCCATTGATTTTGGTGATAGTGCATCTTGTTCACTATGTGGATCATCAATAATAAGCAAATCAGCACCACGACCAGTAATAGCACCTCCAACACCTGCCGCGAAGAACTCACCTTCCATGTTACTTGTCCATCGACCTGCTGATTTATTGTCTGATTGAAGGCTCACATTAGGAAAAACAGTTTGAAAATCCTCTGAATCAATCAAATTTCTCACTTTTCGACCAAATCTGACTGCTAATTCTGATGTATGGGTACATTGTATGATCTTTAGAGCACCATTTAGACCCATCATCCATGCAGGAAAGAAAGTAGAAGCAAATTCTGATTTAGAATGTCTTGGTGGCAAACAAACAATTAATCTTTTAAGTTTACCTTGTGCAATACGATTAAACTTGTCAGCAATTATCTTATGGTGGCGACCTTCAATAAAAGTTTCACCCCACATGTGTTTGACAAAACTCATGAAATCTTTTTGACAAGAATCTTGTTTGCCTAATTCATCGTATTTTTGTAATAGTGTAAGAGCCTCAGCCTTATCTTGAGGTGAAAGAATATCAAAGTCTTTTAGATCGTTTATGTTCATAAAAGTCGGACAGAATAGATAGATAGTGACATTTTTGGTTCTATCCTGCCCTAAGCACTAATGGAGTTGTGCCTAAGAAAATTATAAACCAATTACACCTCATACCATTCTTTATTTTCAAACATTAATGCTTCAGCTTCTCTTCTGCGTATTAAACCTTTTTTAACTTCGCCATTTGCCTTGTTCCAACGCTTAATTTGAGCAGGTACACCTTCATAATCTTTGTCATTTAACACTTTGAGTAGCGTACTAGACTTTAAATTAGTTGGTCCTAAGTTATATGTCCATGAAACCAACGAATCAAATTGATGTTGTTCTAATGGTACCTCCACATACATGTCTACATAGTTACAATAATCCATTAATTCATGTATTAACATGTTTTCAGCCTCTTCTTGGGTGATTTCCATGTCTTCTGTGACATCTTTGGTGTGACCATAGCCAATGGTTAATACATTAGCGGCACATCTGTACGCTTTTAGCTCACATCCTTCAAATTTTTTAATTAAGGCTATGCCTTCTGATGAAATTTCCATACTTTACCCCTATTTTTTATCAGTAATGGTGACTTTTCTGTAATAAACAATGACTTCTTGCAATTCATTGATATAGCGTTTGAGTTCTTGCATGTTGTATGCCATTAATTCGTAATCAGGCACAGACATAGCAAAAAATACGACTTGACCTTCTTCTTTTTCGACTCTTGCAAGAAATTCATCTAAATTTTTGCCTGAAACGACATACCAATATGGCTCTTTGAGATCAATTGCTCTAGGCATGACAGGTTGAACGATGGTTCGTTCAATAGGTTTAGTAATTATGTCTACTTGTTGTCTACTGGGAATCAGACTGCAACTGCAAACCATCATCAAGGCTATCAATACGCCTACTGTCTGCTTCGATGCCATCAAATACTTTCTTGGTTCCATTATTTACCCTCGTTTCAATCAAACTAGGCTTTGCATTTGCTAACTTGGTAAGATTGTGTCGTTTAAAAATGTCTAAATAACGACTCATTTCTAATTCTATAGCGTTATTCTTGCTTTGCAAATCTTTTAAACTAGATGTTTGGAGTGCAAAATCGTTTTGTATAGACTCTAATGCTTGTTTTTGTTCTTTGTCTCTAAGTTCAAAGGCTTGGTTAAGTTCTGCAAGTTTTGAGTTTTCATTCCAAAGAAAAAATGTAAATAATCCTAAAGCAAAAATAATTCCTATAAATATTTTACTCATTCAAAGTCTCCCATACATTTGCTCCATTCTTTACTATCTACCTCATCAGGGTATTTTGTAAACAATTTTGTTTTACAAATTTCGTATTGAGCACGCCATTTTGCAGGATCGTAGGAATCAGACCATTCTTTTTCAGGCATAGGTACTGATGCACAAGAACTAAGCAACAAAAAACTGAATAAATTTTTCATTATCCATTAAGAGGGTTGCTATCTTTTTTGTCTAATTTATCTTCTACTTTACTTAAATTACTATCTAAACTTTGTAAGTCAGCTTTGATTGTAGCTATATCAGTTTTAATTTCTGTAACATCAGGTACAGAAATATTGTCTATTTCTTTTTCTAAAAACTGCACTGATGTTTCTATTGAAGCAAAGCGTTCTTCAATAACTTGCATTTCGCTTTCTGTTTCACCTAATCCACCGATCTTAGCTTCTAGGTTTTCTAATCTGTTAATATAAGAACCACCTGTTACGCCAAAGCCTACAAGTGTGCCGATAATACTAACTAATGTGATTATTTGCGTTGTTTTACTTTGAAACCAATCCATAATTATCTCCAAATATTAGGTTCGTCACTTATCATTTCATTTAAACCTTTTAAATTTTCGTTAACTAGCCCATAAAATGCACCAGTATTGTCGTCTAGTGTAGCAGATGTATAAATATTTGCACTAATATACCAATCTGTAGCATCAGGAACGCTAACTTGTGAATAATTATTAAACGCAGGCACATAACCTATTAGTGCTATTAGTTTTGATTCATCACCATACTTTCCTGTTTCTTGTTGTTGTTCTTCTATCTCTTCTTGTTGTGCTTCAATGTTTTGAGCAATAATTTTATCTGCTATTTGATCTGCTTCTGAAGCTGTCATAACACCTGAAGATGCTGTGTCAATTTCGCCTTGTACATTTTGCACTTGTACATCAGCTATAACCATAGATGCAGAGTTATCAAATGTAGGCAATGGTGTTATGGACATAGACATACTATTAGAACCATCCATATCATTTGACATAGATAAAACCTGATTAGATTGTTGTGTTGCACTTGCAAACTGATCTGATGCACTAGGACTACTAGAAGTGCTAATACCACCACTAGATGCTGTAGAGCCTCCTGTGGTTAAGTTGGTGCTAGATGAGTTATTAGTTGCATTATTTGTTTGGGAGCCACCTGAAGCCTGTGAATAACTATTAGATGCTGTTTGTATTCCTGCTCGTACCACATTAAGTGCTGTAACCATCAATTTATTTTTACCTGTAGGTGATTCAGTTTCAATTGCTTCAAACTCTTCTACCACTTCTTCAAGTATTTCTTCTCTAGCCTCCTCTTCTCTTTCTGCAATCAGTTCTTCTTCCATCATTTCTTGCATTTCTTCTATTTCTTCAAAGATTTCTTCTACTGCTTCTTCTTCAAATATTTCTTCTATAAATTCTTCTTCAGGCTCATCAAGGTCTGCAAGTCTTTCCTCAAGCCTTTCTTCAAAAGGTTCATTGGTTTCTTCTTCAAACCATTCTTCTAGTTCGTCTATAGAATTAAATTCTATAAATGTTTCAGGCTCGCTGTAATCTTCTACTAGGAATGTTTCTTGAAATATAAACTCATCTAGCAATATATCATCTTGATGATGCAAAGGTTCATCATGATAAGGAACAAAGTCATTTATAAATGGCAAAGGCTCAGGCTCAAAAAATATTATTAATTCTTCAGGTTCAGAGCCATCAAAATATTCTTCAAAGTTATCGTCACCAAATTCTTCAAAAGATGGAAACATCTCATCTTCAAAAATTTCAACCACTGTAAATTGTTCTTCAAAACCATAATCATCATGGTAATCATCCTCAAATATACCAGTTGCAAATTGCTCTTGTTCGTCTACAAAACCATAGTCAACATTGCTGTCATCAAAAAAAGCTACTGATTCTTCTTGTGTATATCCTGCACAAAAAGGTGCATATTGACTGTCTTGTCTGCATTGCTCATCATCATAGGCTTCCCAATAGTTAGGGCATGACTCACTGTGTAACTGTGTTATATTGCATTGTTGCGTTAAGTAAGCCTGTGCATAGCCTGAACAACTAGAATCATTTAAGGGATCACTACAATCAACACCACTACCTGTACCCCAACCAAATAAAGAACCACCATTTTCTAGTGTTGTATTAATAGTTGTATTGTTCCAATTAGTATTTACACAAGTAGAACTATTAGTAGTGCCAGTAGAACATTCATCATGATAGTAATATGTGTATGAGTTTTCTTTATTAGCACCTATCTCACCTATAAGAACATCATGATTAATTATATTCAATCCACCATAGCGTATGTCAAAAGAGTTGTTGTTCCATAGTATTATTTCAAAACTATTGTCTGTATTACTTCTGTTATATTCTCTAAGATC